GGGGTGCCGCCGATGCTGGTCGGGCTGCCGGGCGACAATGCCTATGCCAATTATCGCGAGGCGGTGCGGTCGCTGTGGCGGCTCACCGTGCTGCCGATGGCGGGCAAGATATTGGGCGCTTTGAGCGAAGGACTGGGCGCCTGGTGGCCGGGGGTGCGGCTCGAGGTGGATGTTGACCAGGTGAGTGCGCTGCACGCGGACCGGGCGGAATTGTGGGCGCAGGTGAGTGGGGCGGATTTCCTGAGCGTCGAGGAGAAGAGGGAGATGTTGGGCTTCGAGCGCATCCCTCCCCCATCGGGAGCGGCGGGCGCCTAGCGCCGAGAGGGTGAGGGTGAGGACCAGCGCGGTCACCCTCACCCGCTTTTCCCGGCTGGCGCCGGGTTCAGCACCCTCTCCCGGGGGGAGAGGGAAGGGAGAAGAAGATGAGTGAGAAGGCGATGGTGGCGCAGCTGATGCGGCAGGCGGAGCAGGAGGGCGCGGCGCTGGTGACGCTGCGCGCGCTGGTCGAGGAGGCCAGCGAGGTGGGGGCGGAGCGGGCGCTGCGGCTGCTCGGCCTCGGCGACGCCAATGCGCGGCGGGACATGGATGATATGCGCGAGCTGCTGCAGGCGTGGCGGGACGCCAAGAAGAGCGCGTGGAGCGCGGTGGTGACCTGGGCGGTGCGGATCGGGCTGGCGCTGCTGGTGGCGGGGATGGCGGTGAAGATGGGCTTGCTGGAGCGGCTTGCGGGATGAGGGGCACAGACCCTCACCCCAACCCCTCTCCCGCAAGCGGGAGAGGGGCTCTTCGATTTGCGGGGTATGCGGCGGTGTTCGACCGGGTGGACCGCGGCGGCGATGTCGTGCGGCGGGGGGCGTTTCGGCGCTTGCCGGCCGCGGTGCCGCTCTTGTGGGAGCATAAGGGGGCAGCGATCGGGCGGGTGGAGTATCTGCGCGAGGACCGGCGCGGGCTGCGGGTGATCGGGCGGGTGACCGATCGGCGGGCGGCGGCTCGGGTGACGCAGCATTCGGGGCTGAGCTTCGGCTATCGGGTGCGGTCCTTCGAGACGCCGGTTCGGCAGGCTCACCGGCTCCTCGGGACGAGCGGGGAGGCGATGGCGGCGCGCGAGCTGACCGAGCTCGAGCTGGTGGAGGTGAGCCTGGTGGCGTTTCCGATGCAGCCGCTGGCGCGGGTGCATATGGCGGAGGAGGTATAGCTCACGCGAAGACGCGAAGAAGGGCTCGAGGCGTTTGGGTGCTTCCGAAAGTCTGCTCGTTGTGCGCCTTCGCGTGGGGTTCAGTGTTCTTGGGTCCAGGCTTTCGCCGGGATGACGTTGAGGGGCGCTGCGGCGCCTCTTTTCTTTTGGAGTGGGAGAAGAGCGGATGACTGAGGTGGTGACGGATCGGTTGGAGGCGTCGTTCGAGGCGCTGGAGCAAAGCCATGTGGAGGCAGACGCGCTGCGCGAGGAGGTGGCGCGGTTGCGGGCGCGGATCTCGGCGAGTGAGCGGCCTTTGCTGTCGGGCGCGAAATCGGAAAAGTCGCCGTTCGTGGAGCGGTATCTGCGGCGCGGGCTGGAACATGGCGTGGAGCTGAAGGCGATGTCGGGGGCGACCGACGCCGCCGGCGGCTATGCGGTGCCGGAGGAGATCGACGCGGCGATCGAGCGGACCCTGTCCGCAATCTCGCCGATCCGGGCGATTGCGAGCGTGGTGAAGGTCGGCTCGGCGGGGTATCGCAAGCTGGTGACGAGCGGCGGGACGCCGTCCGGCTGGGCGAGCGAGACCGGCGCGCGGGCCGAGACCGATACGCCGACCTTCCATGAAGTGGCGCCGCCTTCGGGCGAGCTGTTCGCCAATCCGGCGGCGAGCCAGGCGATGCTGGACGACGCGGCGTTCGACGTCGAGGCGTGGCTGGCGGACGAGATCGCGCGGGAGTTTGCGCGGGCGGAAGGGGCGGCGTTCGTGTCGGGCAACGGCACCAACAAGCCCAACGGCTTTCTCGCCTCGACGACCAGTGATGAAGCCGATGGCGTGCGGGCGTTCGGGACCCTGCAGTTCATCAAGACCGGGGTCGCGGGCGGGTTCCCGGCCAGCAACCCGCAGGACAAGCTGATCGACCTCGTCCAGGCGCTGCGGTCGCCCTATCGGCAGGGCGCCGTGTTCGTGATGAACTCGGCGACGGCGGCGCTGATCCGCAAGTTCAAGACGGATGACGGGGCGTTCCTGTGGCAGCCGGGGCTGGTCTCCGGCCAGCCGGACACGTTGCTCGGCTATCCGGTGGTGGAGGCCGAGGACATGCCGGATGTCGGCACGGACACGCTGTCGATCGCGTTTGGCAACTTCAAGGCCGGCTATCTCATCGCCGAGCGGCAGGAGACGCAGATCCTGCGCGATCCGTTCACCAACAAGCCGTTCGTGCATTTCTATGCGACGCGGCGCGTGGGCGGGCAGGTGATGAACTCGGAGGCGATCAAGCTGCTGCGGTTTGGGGTTTGATCTCGTCCTTCTCCCCTGCGGGGAGAAGGTGCCCCGCAGGGGCGGATGAGGGCGGCGGGGCGCAGCCTCGCCGGCGCTCGCAAGGGCGAGCGCAGCCCCCTTACCCAGCTCCGCCTAAGCTCGCCGTAAGGCTCTCTAAGGCTGCGCAACCCTCTCCCCGCCGGGGAGAGGGTTTTTTGTTGGAGCGCATTCATGGCCTTGTTCTTTGCCGATCTCGTGCGGGAATATTCTTCCTCCACCGGGGTCGGGGATTTCGTGCTGGCGGGGGCGGTGCGCGGACATCGCGCCTTCGCCGAGGCCGTGCCGGCTGGGGCGCGGTTCCATTATGCGATTGCGGGCGTGACCCAGCCTGCGGAGTGGGAGACGGGCGAGGGGGAGATCGGGAGCGGCGGCACGTTGGTGCGCTCGCCGCTGGCTTCGTCGGCTGGAGGGGCGCTGGTCGCCTTTTCGGACGGGCTCAAGACGGTGACGCTGACGGTCGCCGCCGACTGGTTTGCCGGGCAGGAGCAGGGGGTGGCGATCGGCGATGTCGCCGGCGTCAGTGCGTTCGGGCGCAGTCTCGTCGGGGGCGCGGATGCGGCGGCGGCGCGGACGGCCTTGGGCCTGGGCGCGGCGGCGCTGAAGGCGACGGGCACGTCCGGGGACGCGGTGCCGGTGCTGAACGGCGGTGCGGCGGCCTGGGCGAGTGGGGCGAGCTTCGGCTCGTCGAGCTTTGCGGACCCGATCTCCGGCACCGCCAGGTTTCGGGTCGCGGACGGGTCGATGACTTTGTCCTTCCTCAATTCCTCAGGAGGCCAAGGGTGGGTCGCGGTTTCGAACGGAAACATTACCGGTTTCATCGGCCACACCAACCACGCCCAGGGCTTCACGCTGGGCAGCTTCTCCAACCACCCGGTGTCGATCCGTACGGGCAATGTGGCCCGGGTCCACATCGACGCGGCCGGGCGGGTGGGGATCGGCAATTACGGCAATGCGAGCGCGCCGGCGCTCACCAGCCGCCTTACGGTGGAGGGGGAAATGCGGGCGCAGAGCCTGAGGATCGATGCGGCGCCGGAAGCTGCCGCGGCGGCGGCGACCCACAAGCTGCCGGTGAACCTCAACGGCACGACCTATTTTCTGCTGCTGAGCAGCAGCTGACCGGCGGGGCGGCGGCATGATTGCAGGAGAAGCTGTGGGCGCCGGCGCGGTCGCCGGGGCCGGGCCGCTGCCGAGCGTGCCGGCCGGGCTGATGCAGGCGGCGGGCAGCGGCGCGGCGGCGCTGGTCGAGCGGCACCCGGCGGAGCGGATCGCGAGCGAGGCGCGGGCGGCAGAGGCGCCGCGGCCTTAGGCACAACGACAATGAAGGTGGGACGATGGAGCTTTACCTCAAGGATCCCGAGGCGGTGGTCGGCTATGCGATCGACTGGGGCGGGGCCTATCTCGGGCCGCTCGCCATTGCGGGGAGCCAGTGGGAGATCAGCCCGGCGGAGGCCGGCGGGCTGACGATGGCGGGCGAGCAGCATGACCTGCGCTCGACATCGGTGTCGCTGGCGGGCGGCATTGCGGGCCATGTCTATCGGGTGGTGAACCGGGTGACGCTGAGCGACGGCAGCAGCGACGTGCGCTCCATCTGCCTGCGCGTGGAGGAGCGGTGATGGCGAGCGTGGCGATCGCAGCCGGGCCGGCGCCGGTGGCAGTGCAGGAGGTGAAGGCGTTCCTGCGCATCGGGAACAGCGACGAGGACGCGCTGATCGCGGGGCTGATCCGCAGCGCGCAGGGCGCCTGCGAGGCGTTTGCGGGGCTGGTGCTGATCGAGCGGGCGTTCGCCGAGCGGATCGACGCGGACGCGACCTGGCGGCGACTGGCGGCGGCGCCGGTGCGGTCGATCACAAGCGTGGCGCTGGTGGATGCCGGCGGGGCCGAGACGGCGCTGGCGGCGGACGCTTATGCGATCGACGTCGATGCGCGCGGCGACGGCTGGGTGCGGTTGACCGGCGCGCGCGGGCGGGCGCTGGTGCGCTATGCGGCGGGACTGGCGGCGGACTGGAACGGAGTGCCCGAGCCGCTGCGGCACGGCATCGTGCGGCTGGCGGCGCATCTCTACCTCGAGCGCGGGGCGGCGCCGGCAGTGCCGCCGGCGGCGGTGGCGGCCTTGTGGCGGCCGTGGCGGCGGCTGCGGGTCGGATGAGCGCGCTCGCTTCGGCGGGGGAGCCCCCTCACCAAGCTGCGCTAGCCGCTGAAGCGGCAAGCTTCGCTACCCTCTCCCCGCTGGGGAGAGGTGGGAGGTGGAGATGTTCGGGAGATTGAGCCAGCGGGCGGCTGGGCGAGCGGAGGCGCGGGCGGAGCGCCGGCGGCAGGAGTTGGCCGAGAGGATGGCCGCGGCCGGCGTTAAGGGCGTGGCGGTGGCGGTCGAGGGGGAGCGGGTGGTGCTGACGGGGCGCGGGCTTGGACGGCGGTTGGTGGTGGAGCCGGCGCTGCGCTGGATCGTGGCGGAGAGCAAGGATGGATGAGGGGGCGAGCGGGGTGCTGGCGGCGGCGGCACTGGCGGCGCTGCGGCAGGTGCCGGGGCTGAGCGGGGAGTTCGATGGAGCCCCGATCGCGGCCGCCGATGCGCATGCGGTGGTCGAGCCGGGCCCGGAGACCGACTGGGGGCACAAGAACGGAGCGGGCGCGGAAGTGCGGTTCGCAGTGGTGATCGTGTGCGGCGGGGAGGCGGCCGGGCGGCTGCGCGGGCTGATGACCGCCGTCCGCAGCGCGGTCGGGGCCCTGGCGCCGGACTTGGACGGGTGGCGGCTGGTGAGCCTGGTGATGGTGCGCGCGCGGATCATCCGCGGGAAAGGCCCGCGCTGGACGGGCAGCATTGAATATCGCGCGCGGCTGCTCGCCGCGTGAAGGCGCCGGGCTATTTCGGCTGGGCGTCGGCGAAGCGGGCTTTGGAGTTCTCGCGGGCGTCCTCGACCTCGAGCTTGGCGAGCTCGTCGATCTGGCTGGCCGGCGTCTTCATCGCGGCTTCGCGGGCGCGCAGGGCCTGGAGGTAGGCGCGCTCTTCATTCTGGCATTGCGCGGGGAAGCTCTTTTCGAATTCGGACGCGCTGGTGCGCTCCTTCACCGCCTTGTCGGCATAAGCGAACAGGCAGGCGGTAAAGGCGTCGCGCGGGGCGCGGGTGGGATCGGACTGGAGCGCCAGCAGGGCGGCGGCGCCGGCCAAGGCAGAGGAAATCAGCATCTCAACTCCTCTGGACGACTCTTTTGTGACGATCGTGAGGATGCGCCTCGGGCGGGGGAAAGTGAAGCCTTTTCGTGGGGCTAAGCGGAGGGAGAACGAGACATGGCGGCGGAGAAAGGCAGCGCGTTCCTGTTGAAGATCGGGAACGGCGCGGTGCCGGTGGTTTACGAGGCGGTGGCGGGGCTGCGGACGACCCAGCTCAGCGTCAATGGCGAGGCGGTGAATGTGACGTCCAAGGATTCGGGCGGGTGGCGCGAGCTGCTGTCGGGCGCGGGCGTGCGGTCGGTGTCGGTGGCGGGGAGCGGGATCTTTACCGGCTCGGCCGCGGAGGTGCGGGTGAAGGGGAATGCGCTGGCGGGCGTGCTCGACGATTATGAGCTGAGCTTCGAGAGCGGGGAGCGGATGCGGGGGCGGTTCCTGGTGACGCGGCTGGACTATGCCGGGGATTATAACGGGGAGCGGACCTATACGCTGTCGCTCGAAAGTTCGGGGGCGGTGGCGGCGGTATAGATTGGTTCACGCGGAGACGCCGAGGGCGCGGCGTCGCGGAGAAGAAGAGCGGTCTCACGCAAAGGCGCAAAGGCGCGAAGGGGCTGAGACGCTCAGGGCTGCAGCGGCAACATGGCTGCCGCGGAGCGGCTTTCAGTGATTTGGCAGGCCGCGTTGCGGCCGTTCTGGGTTCGCGTCTTCGTCTTCGCGTGAGCCATTCTTCTTCCCGAATAGCGGAGCAAGACATGGGCGATCGAGCGGCCAACCCCGTGCGGGGGGAGGCGGACTTGTATGTGGATGGCGAGCGGCTGGTGCTGCGGCCGAGCTTTGAGGCGCTGGTGGCGGCCGAGGGGGAGCTGGGCTCGCTGTTCGCGCTGGTGGAGCGGGCGGCGGAGGGGCGGCTGACGCTCGGCGAGGTGGCGGGGCTGTTCTGGCATTGCGTGGCGGAGCGGCCCGCAGGGCTGGGCCGAGAGCGCGTCGGCGCGGCGGTGGCGGAGATGGGGCTGGTGCGGGTCGCGCCGGTGCTGAAGCGGCTGATCGGACAGATACTGCAGGGCGGTTCGACAAGCTCACCATGAGCGGATTGTTCAGCGAGGGCGCGGCGCGGCTGGCCGGGCTGGCGGGGGCGCTGCTGGGGTGGCGGCCGGAGGAGTTCTGGCGGGCGACGCCCGCGGAACTGGCCTGCGTGGTGCGGGCGATGGTGGGGGAGGGGGAGGAAGCGCTGTCCTCGGCCGACCTGGCGCGGCTGAGGGGGATGTTTCCGGATTGATGGGTGATCGCGCCATCGGCGCGGCCCCTCCACCGCCGGCGGCGGTCCCCCTCCCCGGGCAAGCTCGGGGAGGATTGAAGCATGGATGAAGAGATCGAGCGGCTGGTGGTGAGCGTGCGGGCCGACACGGGGGCGTTTGCGCGCGACGTGGCGGCGATGCGGGGCGAGCTCGACGGGCCGTTCGCGGATGGGCTCGCGCGGGCCGGGCTGCGGCTGGAAAATGCGCTGATCCGCGGCGTGCGGACGGGCAAGTTCGGGTTCGAGGAGCTGAAGGCGACGGCGCTCGCGGTGATGGCGGATATTGCGGCAGCGGCGATCCGGGCGGGGATCGGTGCGATCGGCGGGAGCGGGGGGATCGGCGGGTTGCTGACGGGTCTGCTCGGGGGGTTGCTCGGGGCGCCGGGGCGCGCGACCGGCGGGCCGGTGGCGCCGGGGCGCGCTTATGTGGTCGGCGAGCGTGGGCCGGAGCTGTTCGTGCCAACGGCGAGCGGGCGGGTCGAAATGGGGCTCGCCGGGGCGGGGGCGCGCGAGGTGCGGGTCAACGTCACGATCAACGCGCCGGCGGGCGGCGAGGCGCGGGCGCTGGAAGCGAGCTCAAGGCAGGTGGCGCGGGCGGTGAAGGCGGCGCTGATGCGGGTGGAGTGATGGAGGGCAGAGATGGGACATTGGCTCGTGCCCCAAGGCGCCGGGCGGCGGGACGGGTTTGTGAAGCGGTTCGCGGCTGCTTTGTGGACGGTGGATTTTCCGCGGCCGATGATGGCGAGCGTGCGCACGACCGGGCCGCACAGCCTGCGCGTGGAGTGCGTGTTCTATCGGCAGGACGATCTGGCGGGGCTGATCTGGGTGGCGGCGGATCGATGGGAGCATCCGCTGCTGCGCTATGAGACAAGCCGGGACTTCAGGCGGTGCCGGCTGAGCTTTCGTTGGCGGTCAGGCGGCGTGCGGGCGCTGGATGCGCTGCACGGGCCGACGCTGACGATCGAGGGGCGCGACGAGGGCGGGCAGCCGCGGACCTGGCTGGTGCGGCTGTGGAATCATGCGCAAGGGGCGTCCGAGGACGCGGCGGTGAGCCTCGACTTTGCGGACCTGCGCGCGGGGTTCGAGCCCGGCGGGGAGCCGGTGTTCGCAGGGGACATCGACCGGATGTTCATCTCGCTGGTGGCGCCGGGCTACGGGCCCGCGGACCTGCCGCTCGACGCGGCGGCCGAGGGGTGGGCGGAGCTGAGCGAGATTGCGTGCGAGGGATCCGGGTCGGTGCTGGCGATCGGCGAACGCCACGTGCCGGAGCACAAGCTACGGATCGCGACCGGATATGACGACCTCTACCATCTGGCGCCGGAGCGGGTGCTGCGGAACATCGTGGCGCTCGGCTATCGCGGGCTGATCAACCATTATGTCGGGATGAGCCATTATTTCGCGCTTGGGGTGGACGCGATCGTCGACCCGGCGCGGGCGCTCAATGTGGCGTGCGCGGCGTGGCACCGGGACTTTGCAGCGCGGGCAGGGGCGCTGGGGTTCGGGCTGATCTGGTCGCTGTCCTACGAGCTGCTCGACATGCACTGCCCGGAGGCGTGGAAGCAGCGCGATTTCGACGGGGCTCCGGGGCTGACCGGATGGGAGCCGCCTTCGGCCCTGCTGTCGCCGGCGCATGCGGGGGCGATGGCTTATCTGCAAAGCGTGGGGGCGGCGTTTGCGGGCATTGCGGTTGGAGCCGGGATGCGTGTGCGGTTCCAGGTTGGGGAACCCTGGTGGTGGGTGACCAGGGACCGGCGCATCTGCCTCTATGACGATGCGGCGGTGGCGCGGTTCGCGCCGGCCGCGATTGCCGATGTGCGGGGGCCGCTCGATGCGGCGCAGGTGGCGACGCTGGATTCGGCCGGCGCGGTGCTGGCGGAATCGACCGCGGCTTTATGCGCCGCGGTGAGGGCGGTGGCCCCGGACGCCGAGACCTTGCTGCTGGCTTATCTGCCGACCGTGCTCGATGCCGAGGCGCCGGAGGTGAAAAGGGCGAACCTGCCGGTCGGCTGGGCTTCGCCGGCATTCGATGTGCTGCAGCTCGAGGATTATGACTGGGCGAGCCTGGGCGCGCATGGGGCGACGGCGCGGGGGATCGCGGCGGCGACGGCGCGGCTCGGCTATCCGGCCGAGCGGCAGCATTATTTCGCGGGCTTCGTGCTGCGGGCCGAGGACCAGGCGCAGTGGCACGCCATCGCGGACGCCGCCGAGCGGGGGTTTGCGCGGGGGACCGCGGAGGTCTTCGCCTGGGCGCTGCCGCAGGTGATGCGGGATGGGTTTGTTTGGTTCGGTGGGGAGGAGCCGGTGGAGGCGTTCGAGGATGTGCTGTTCCCGATTGCGATCGGGCGCGAGGCGAGCGTGGAGCCGGCTTTTTCGACGGCGATTGTCGAGACGGCGGGCGGCGGCGAGCAGCGCAACGCCGACTGGGCGGACGCGCGGATGCGCTACGATGCCGGACCGGGCGTGCGGGGGGAGGGGGAGCTTCAGGAGCTGATCGCCTTCTTTCGGGCGCGGCGCGGGGCGGCGCAGGGATTCCGCTTTCGCGATCCGTTCGACGACAGCTCCAACGGAATGACGGGCATGCCGGGGCCGGCGGATCAGTTGCTTGGCATCGGCGACGGGGTGCGGACGGATTTTTCGCTTGTGAAGGATTATGAGGGGCAGGAGCGGCGGATCACGCGGCCGGTGGCGGGGAGCGTGCGGGTGTCGGCCGGTGGGGCCGAGCAGGCGAGCGGATGGACGCTGGAGGCGATGGGCGTGGTGTCGTTCGACGTTGCGCCCGCTTTCGGTGCGGAGGTGCGGGCGGGGTTCCGCTTCGACGTGCCGGTGCGGTTTGCCGACGACCGGCTGCAGGTGAGCCGGGCGACGTTCCTCGCGGGTGAGGCGGCAAGCGTGAAGCTGATCGAGGTGCGGGAGTAGGGCTCGCGCTGCGCGCTCGGGCGCTGCGGAAGGGCAGCGCCGCCCCCTCATCCAACTTCGACTAAGCCGCTCCGCGGCTAAGTCTTCGTATCCTTCTCCCCGCCGGGGAGAAGGGCTGGAGGGTTTGTGGTCGATTTTCTTCAACGCGGCCTCACCACGGCTTGCCTGTGCTGGCGGCTGGAGCGGGGGGATGGGGTGGCGATCGGGTTCACGACGCATGATCGCGACCTGGTGATCGATGGGCTCGTCTATCGGGCGGCGCCGGGAATGCTGCCGTCGGCAGTAAGCGTGTCGGACGGGTTCGATGCGGACAGCGTCGACATAAAGGGCGCGCTCACCAGCGATGCGATCAAGGCGGCGGACCTGAAGGCGGGGCGTTGGGACGGCGCGGCGCTGTTCATCTTCATGACGGACTGGGAGGCGCCGGGGGCCGACGTGCTGCACGTGGCGCGGGGGAGCCTTGGCGAGGTGAGCCTCGAAGGGGAGGGGTTCACGGCCGAGCTCAACGGGCCGAGCGCGGCGCTCGAGGGGCCGGTGGTGGAGCAGACCTCGCCGACCTGCCGCGCGAGCCTGGGCGATCAAAGGTGCCGGGTGGACATGGCGGGCCGGGTGCGGCTCGCCCGGGTGGTGAGCGTGAGCGGCGCGGCGGTGACGTTCGAGTATCTCGCAAGCGCGCTGCCGGACGCCTCCTTAGATGCGGAGGGGCTTTATGCTTATGGGCGGCTGCGGTGGATCGGCGGGGCGAATAGCGGGCTTGCGAGCCCGGTGCGCGCGTCGGCGGGGGCGATTGTGACGCTTCGGGAGGCGCCGGTGTTCGTGCCCGCGGCGGGCAATCTGGTCGAGCTCAGCGAAGGGTGCGACCGGCGGTTCGAGACGTGTGCGGGGCGGTTCGGCAATGCGGTGAACTTTCGTGGTGAGCCGCATCTGCCGGGGATCGACCTGCTGACGAGGTATCCAGGGGGCTGACACGCCCTAACCTGCCGCCTGCGGCGGCTGTCCTCCCGCAAGGCGTGAGAGGAGTATTTGAGCAAGGGAGAAGTGTGATGCGGCTGCGGGCTGGCTTTGGAATGGTGTGCGTGGCGCTGGCGGGGTGCCAGCATCTGCCGGACGGGGTGACGGTCGACCTCGACAATCGGGTGGTGAAGGTGGGGCCGTGCAATTGTGCGCTGCCGGTGGAGAAGCCGGCGCCGGCGGCGGAGCCCGCGCCGGCTCCCGCTCCGGAGGAGGGCGATGAGCCGGAGGGCTGAGGCCGTCGTGGCGCGGGCGCGGGCGATGGTCGGGACGCGGTTTCGTCCGCAGGGGCGGGGGCCGACCGGAGTCGACTGTGTCGGCCTGGTGGCGGCGGCGCTCGGGCGGGACGGGGTGCGGGCGGACTACGCCTTGCGGGGCGGCGACCTCGAGGCGCTGGCGGCTGAGCTTGCGGCGGCGGGCCTGCGCGGCGTTGGGATGCCGGCGGCGGGTGACGTGCTGGTGATGCAGGCGGGGCCGGCGCAGCTGCATCTGGGGGTGTGGACCGGCGACGGGCTGGTCCACGCCGATGCGGGGCTGCGGCGTGTGGTGGAGCGGCCCGGCGTGGTGCCTTGGCCGGTGCTTTCGATCTGGCGGGAGGGCCCCTCCACCATCCCCGAGACAAGCTCGGGGAGGAATTGAGCGATGGCGACGATCATTTTGACGGCGGTCGGGACGGTGGTGGGCGGGCCGGTCGGGGGTGCGATCGGGGCGATCGTGGGCCAATCGGTCGACGGGATGCTGTTCGCGCCCAAGGCTCGGCAGGGGCCGCGGCTTGGCGATCTGGCGGTCCAGACATCGTCCTACGGGACCGCGATCCCGAAGCTGTTCGGGACGATGCGGGTGGCCGGCACGGTGGTGTGGGCGACCGACCTTATCGAGACGCGCACCACCAGCGGCGGCGGCAAGGGGCGGCCGGGGTCCGCCGACTACAGCTATTCGGCGAGCTTCGCGGTCGCGCTGTCGGCGCGGCGGATCGCGGGGGTGCGGCGGATCTGGGCGGACGGGAAGCTGCTGCGCGGCGCCGGCGGGGACTTCAAGAGCAAGACGGGGTTCCGCCTTTACCTGGGCGATGAGGATCAGGAGGTCGACCCGCTGATCGCGGCGGCCGAGGGTGCGGGCGGAGCGCCGGCCTTTCGCGGGATCGCTTATGCGGTGTTCGAGGAACTGGCGCTGGCGGATTTCGCGAACCGCATCCCCTCGCTCACCTTTGAGGTGGTGGCGGAGGCCGAGCCGGTGGCGATCGCGGCGATTGCGGCGGAGCTGGCGGGCGGCGTCCACGCGGAAGGGGCGACGCCGCGTCTGCGCGGCTATGCGGCGAGCGGGGCGAGCGTGCGAGCGGCCGTCGAGGAGCTGGCGGAGCTCGCCGACCTGGCGCTGGTCGATACGGGCGAAAATCTGGCGCTGCGCAGCATCGACGGGCCGCCGGCGACGATCGCGGCGGCGCGGGAGCGCGGGCGGCGGGAGCTGGTGCGGCGGGCGGCGGGGAGCGTGCCGCGCGAGGTGACGATGACTTATTATGATGCGGCGCGCGATTATCAGGCGGGACTGCAGCGCGCGGCGGCGGGGCCGCCAGCCCCGGATGCGCTGGTCGAGCGGCGGAGCCTGGCGGCGGCGCTGAGCGCGGTCGAAGCCAAGGAGCTTGCCGAGGGGCGGCTCGACCGGCTGTGGACGGCAAGGGTGCGCGCGACCCTGCGCTGCGGCTGGGCCGAGGCGCGGGTGCGGCCGGGGACGCGGGTGCAGATCGAGGGCGAAGCGGGGCTGTGGCGGGTGCAAAGGTGGACGCTGGGTGGCGGCGAGGTGAAGCTCGAGCTGGTGCGGTCGGCGGAAGCCTCGATCGTCCCGGCGGTCGGGGCGAGCGCGGGGCGGGCGGTTCAGGAGCCGGACGTCGTGCACGGGCCGACCGTGCTGCGGCTCCACGATCTGCCGCTCGCTGAGCTTGCGACCGCGGAGCGGCCGGCGCTGGCGGTGCTGGCGGCGGGAAGCGAGCCCGGGTGGCGGCGGGCGGCGCTGTCGGTGAGCTTCGATGAAGGCGCGAGCTGGCGCGACATCGGGGCGACCGCAGCGCCGGCGGTGATCGGGGCCGCCTTGACGGCGCTTCCGCCCGGCGGATCGGCGCTGTTCGACCGCGCGGCCATGGTCGAGATCGAGCTGCTGCACGAGGAGATGCCGCTCGAGGCGCGGGATGACGATGCGCTGGTGGCGGGAGCCAATCTGGCGCTGATCGGCGATGAGCTGGTGCAGTTCGGCACCGCCGCGCGGATCACGCCGCGGCGGTGGCGGCTGGGGCGGCTGCTGCGCGGGCGGCGCGGGACCGAATGGGCTTCTGGGTCTCACCAGGCCGGCGAACCGTTTGCGCTGATCGAATCTGGGAGCCTGCGGGCCGTTGAGCTGCCGGCCGGCTTTGCGGCGGGAACGCCGGTGCGGGTGCTGGCGAGCGGGGTTGCCGATGCGGACCCGGCCGAAGCCGCGCTGGTCGCCGGCGGCGAGGCAGTGCGGCCGCCGGCGCCGGTGCACCTGCGGGCCGAGGCGTCTGCGGACGGCGGCCTCATGCTGAGCTGGGTCCGCCGCAGCCGCGCCGGGTGGAGCTGGAGCAGCGGCGCCGACACGCCGCTCGGCGAGGAGAGCGAGCGCTACCGGCTGACCCTGAGTGGGGCAGGCTGGTCGCGCAGCTTAGAGCTTGGCGTCAGCCACTATGCCTATGCCACCGCCGAGCGGGCGGCGGATGGGGCGGGGCCGGTGACCGCCACGGTCGTCCAGCTTGGAACCCACGCCGCCTCCCGCAGCACCGCCATCACCTTCAGCTGACGAGGAATTGGACATGACCGAGCGAAGCGCGCGCTTCGACCTGCCCTTCATCCTGCCGGGACAAGCGCAGAAGGAGACTTATCATAACGAGGCGCTGGCGGCGCTCGACGGGCTCGTACACCCGGCGATCGAGGGGTTTCTGGCGCCGCCGCCGGCGAACCCGGTTGCCGGCCAATGCTGGATCGTGGCGGGGGGAGCGAGCGGCGAATGGGCCGGGCAGGAGGGGCGGCTCGCGCTGCACACAGCCGGCGGGTGGCGCTTTCTCGCGCCGGTGGTCGGGATGGCTGTGTGGGACAAGGCGGCGGGTCATGCGCGGCTGTGGACCGGGAGCAACTGGAGCGACGGGAAGTTGCCGGTAGCGGGGCTGACCGTGGCGGGGCAGCAGGTCGTCGGCGGACGCCTCGGCCCGATTGCAAGTCCTTCTGGCGGAACGACAATCGACGCAGAAGCGCGTGCCGCGATCGCCTCCCTCATCGTGGCATTAAAGTCACACGGGCTGACCGATTGA